CAATGCAACAGCAACGCGCGCTATGGGGCGCGCAACAAACAGCACAAGGAGCACAGGCAACCCTATATGGACAACAAGCCAGAGAATCACAAACACGCACTGCGTTGTATGCAACGCAGAACCGATTGGCTGCAATGGGCGAAACACGAGCCGCACTTGACGCCGAAATCGCTGGAAGCGCTGCAGGGCGGACTGCGGCTTTCCTCCAACAATTCGCTCCTATTGCCGGAGCCGTCGCACAAGGCGTTGGAGCTGTTGGTCTCTGGCGAATGCGTGGTGCTGGAGGCCCCGCAAAAAGTACGGCCAGGACCACCCCTTCAATGAAGGGCTCCACAAGCAAGGCACCACATCTCAGAAAGTCCACGGGCCCGCGGCAAGAATTCGATACGTGGACAAATCCAAAAACCCCCGCGATGAAGCGGGCAAAAACGAAGGGAGTCAATCGATGACAATGCACTGCACACCGAAACCACCCGAGGACTCGGTCCGATGGGGAACGGTCTCGAGAACAAAGCAATCGGCAAAAGACGAATGCGATATCAACTCCATAATGTCCCGCTACAACAAGAGCGGGGTACTCACACACATAAGCGCCAACCTGGCGCAATACCGGGATGTCTCTGGACTCCCGGACATAGAGCAGGCCATGATTATCGTCGCGGATGCGCAATCGATGTTCATGGATCTACCTGCTCACATACGCAAACGGGTCGGTCACGATGTGGCAAATTTTTTGCCATTCATCGACGATCCCGAAAACTTCGACGAATGCGTCGAGCTGGGGCTACTACCGCCCAGCAAAAAACCCGAGAAAATCGAGGCAACCCCCGAGGGCAATCCCAGCTCTGCAAAAGAGCCCACAGGGAAAACACCTACAGCCGATGGCTCAATATCAGGGGGTGAATAAACCACAATCCAGTTCACTACTTGATAGAACTGGAATAACTGACTAAAGTTGAAAATCTTTAGTCAAAACAGAGGAGTACCATAATATGGCACGACGAAGGATGCGCCGCGGCAAATCGAAACGACTGTTTCGAAGAACCTCGAGGTCGCATCCCAAAAACACTCGTTCTGGACTAGAAAGGGGGGGGAGAAGGCTGTAAATGGCTTGCTTCCATCCCCGCTACGGGTACCGGGCCGAACGCGGTCTTATCAAATTCCGCACTACGCCCGGCGCCTGGAGGGGTCTAATCACCGTGTCCTGTGGACAATGCATCGGCTGTAGGACCGAGCAAAAACGGCAATGGGGAGTCCGTGGTATGCACGAACTCCAAACTACCCCCAACGGCGAAGCGTCATTCCTGACGCTAACCTACGACAATGAACATTTGCCCGAAAATGGCAATCTGTCCAAACGACATTGGCAGCTATTTGCGAAAAAGCTCCGATATCGAATCGGTGAATTTCGCTATCTCATGTGCGGCGAATATGGATCGCGCACACACACAGAACGCTGCCACTTTCACGCAATCATCTACGGGGAAGATTTTATCTTTCCCAATAAGCGGAAGACTCGTCAATTCCTCAAGAACAATGACCAGGGCCAACCGCTTTACACATCACCGGTACTCACAAATATATGGGATCACGGTATACACTCAATAGGAGCCGTCTCGTTCGACAGCGTAAGCTACGTCGCCGCGTATACACAGGTCAAAATCCGCGGCCGAGACAAAGCAAAACACTACCGGCGCACAGGCGTGAATAAAACGACAGGCGAGGTCTACCACTACGACCAGGTGCCCGAGTTCGCTCTTATGAGCAGAAACCCAGGACTCGGTCGCAGCTGGATCGAAAAATACCACCCCGAAGTCTATCCTCGAGACGAAGTTCTCGTTAACGGGGTACTCGCCCAACCACCCGATTTCTATGATCGGTGGTACGAAAAACACTACCCGACAGAAATGGAGGAAGTAAAACGGAAAAGAACACTCAATGCCTACAAATACGTCGAGGACAACAGTCCTTCGCGTTTGGCAACCCGAAAAAAGGTCTTCATCGCAAAACACGCTCAACGCTAGTTCTAACGAAAGGACTACATGGAAACAATCAAAAAAATACTCGAAGGCATCAAACTAACAATAAACTATATCCTCGAAAAACTACAATCACTATAATCAGTCCTAACCTCTTGAACTAAAGCCGCCAGGCTAATCCAACTAAGACCAATTACAAAAAAGGGAAGCAAACTACCATGCAAACAACAGGCGCATTCATAGTCTATGACAGCAAATCAAAAACCCATACTTTTCCACGACCGTCAAATAACATCGAAACCGCGCGACGCGAGTTTCAACGAATGGTCAACGACCCAAAAAGCGGCTATCTCTACGATTTCCCCGAGGACTATACGCTCTACTACATCGGGGAATGGGACGAGCTGGAAGGGCAGTTCGCCCTAAGCACAAACCACCAAGCCGTCTGCACGGCAGTGCAAGCAAAAGGCGACGTACTTAACGAGGAGCCACTACCTAGCGATCCGGAAAGGGCGCAAACAAATATCGAAAATATGATTCGATCACTACCCAAAACAAAGGAAACTACTCCATGAAATATCCCAAGACTGGCCACGCAGGAAAAAGCTGGACAAAACAACAACACTCATTCGCTACCGTTGAGGCCGGCGTAAGCCGCGAACGATCTTCGTTCGACAGACCGTCACGTACAATAAGCACTATCGACGCGAATTTCCTCTATCCCTGCCTGGTCGACGAAGTCTTGCCAGGCGATACCTACCAGCTGAACGCACAGATCCAAGCATGGCTAGCAACTCCACTAAAACCATTTCTGGATAATCTCTACGTAACCGTTCACTACTTCTTCACCCCCAACAGACTTGTGTGGGAAAATTGGCAACGCTTCCAAGGTGAGAAGGACGACCCAGGGGACGTAACAACATACACAGTCCCCCAAATATCTATCGAAGGTGGCGTCGCAGGCATTGGCCTGCTCGCCGACTATATGGGCATCCCGGTACGGGTGGCCGACTTCGAAGTAAACGCAATGCCCTTCAGGGGCTATAACCTAATCTGGAATGACTATTACAGAGACACAGCGCTCCAGGACTCACTAACGGTCGACATTACAGACGCAAATTCACTTGAAAGCAACTATGTCTTGAAAAAGAGAGGTCGGAGAAAAGACTACCTGACCTCTTGCCTACCGTACCCACAAGCGCCAGGGGACACAGGGACACCCGGGATCATCTCCGGGACAGTCCCGGTAACAACAACAAACATACCCTTCCATCTGGAAGACCAATCAACCAACGAATCGAAGATCGGTTGGTACTCGTCCCCGTCATCAACAATCACACAACAAGCAAGTCCAGATACTCTGGACAACGCCGAGGATCTACAATTCGGCAGTATCACTGGCCTAGAGGCCGACCTCGCAACAGCCGAGGCAAACACAATCAATCAACTGCGACAATCGATCGCCATACAACAACTACTCGAGCTAGATGCTCGAGCCGGGACCAGGTACGTAGAACAGCTTAAAGCTAGGTTCGGCGTCACCACAGCGGACGCACGACTTATGCGCCCGGAATTTCTAGGCGGATCTACCGTCAACATCGCAGTTCAACCCGTACCCGGAACAAACCAAGCGTCCGCTCCAGCGGCGGAAGCGTCGCATGGACGACTTGCCGGATTCGGCAACGCACGCGGACCAATAGGAGGATTCACTCACTCCTTCACAGAGCACGGCTGGATACTAGGACTAATCAGCCTACGCTCAGACTACACATATTTCCAAGGGGTCAAGAGACACTGGACACGGCAAACACGGTACGACTATTTCGAACCGGCACTCGCCCACCTGGGCGAACAAGCCGTACTCAACAAGGAAATATGGATCACAAACGACGCCGAAGACGATCTGGTTTTCGGCTACCAAGAACGCTTCAGTGAATACAAATATGGGAACTCAATGGCAACGGCACTCATGAGTCCCGATGCGTTCGGACAAATTGCCCAATGGCATCTCGCAGAAGACTTCCTGACCAGGCCACTTCTTAACGATGCCTTCATCCAGGATAATACTCCTGTGGATAGGGTAATTCAAGTTCCAGCGGAACCACACGTAATCTTCGATATGTACTTCAACAACCGCACCACGAGAGTCATGCCCGTACACAACACACCAGGTCTCCGAAGGCTATGAGCTGGGAAGCGGCCGCAGGGGCCGCCGGGGGTGCGGCAAATATAATCTCAGGAGCCTTCGGCTCCAAAACGGGATGGTCCCGGCAAAAACGGATGATGCAAAAGCGTCATCAATGGGAGGTAGCCGACCTAAGAAAAGCCGGACTCAATCCCATACTCAGCGCCGGAGGCGCACCTTCAATGGCCGGAGCTACCGGCCCAACATTCCCCGACATGCAACAGCAGGGGACACAGGCGATCAACCGCCGACAAAACAAAGCACAACGTAGGTCAATGCAACAGCAACGCGCGCTATGGGGCGCGCAACAAACAGCACAAGGAGCACAGGCAACCCTATATGGACAACAAGCCAGAGAATCACAAACACGCACTGCGTTGTATGCAACGCAGAACCGATTGGCTGCAATGGGCGAAA